AAGAATCATACCAGATTCCCAGTCTTTACCCCTAGTAAAAGCGTCAAGACTTACTCTACCTGTTTCGTCCATTACAGAATTAAAATCTGTTATAATCTGTTTAAACTCAGGAGTAGAGTTTACTTTCGAATTAACCAACGCGTTGAATTGTGTGGTAGCTTCCTTAGTATAATTGTCTATATTTTCTTGACTAACGTTTTTACTGTTTATTCCATATTTTTCTTTAAGCTTATCATTTACAGAATCAAATTCAAATTTAGCTTGGCTTGCAGCTTGTGGTAGGATTTTATCTTGAATAGTTTTATTTTCCTTTATAAGCTTATTTATTGCTCTATCTCTAAAATTAGCTATAGACTCTTTATCATCATAATCAAAAGAGCCAAATTTATCTAATTTAACTCCTTTAGCGGATTCTTGATATATACTTTCAACTTCTTTTCTAAAATCGTCATTTATAACTCTTTCGGTTTTTTTATAATCATCTACATCAAAATCAGGTAATAACGCACCATCAACCTCACCTGTTTCTTCCCAGTTTTTATAAGCTTCTCTTTGCTCAGGATGATAATATCCTACTTTAAAGTTTTTTTCTATGTCTTCAATTCGAGAGTCCGATAAACCAACTACCGATGAAGATTCCGTATCTTTTGGATCCACATACCCGGCTTGTGATGCTGTCATTGGTTGTTGTACTGCATCCGCATCCTCTACAGTACTTGTTGGAAAATCCTGCGCTTCGTCTTCAATAGCTATAGCATCTGGAAATTTTTGCAAAAACCCTTCGACTTTATCTTCAGGTAAATTATAAGTCTTTTCGTTTACTTTATATCTTGGCATAATTTTATTTTATTTAATTATCTTACTCTTCAAATTGTGAATAATCCATTTCAGGAGAAGGTCCTGCAAATCCTATTTGTACTGGTCCTGTTCCTTCGGGTTTAGCATTTTTATTTTTTTCCCCTGCAAAGTCATACCCTAACTCAAGAGCTAGAGTTTCGTAATCTGTAGGATTTGTAATTTTACTTATAGGTTCCCATTTGTTTCCATTTTTTTGCTCTATCATCCATCCTTTGCTTTCTGTATCATCGCCAGCAAACCACCTAGCTTGTATTCCTTTTACTATAGAAGAAGGCACAACAGTAGGGGTTGGGTTTCCTTTACCGTCCCACTCTTGCAGTTTATTAAACTGTTTGCTCACTTTGGTAGCCATTTTTTCTAGTTCACTAGGCTTATATGTAGAACCTTTCTTTGTAGGTATTTTTGATTCCACAATGTTACCTAAGACTTTAGTAACTGAAGGTTGCTTCATCATATAATCTACTAGAGCTTTTTTTGCTTTTAATTTTTGATCATTAGACAACGGTGCGTCATAGCTAAAATCTGTATCACCTGGATTTAATACGTTATTGTATAACGATGCTATCTTTCTATCTGTAAACTGTGATAAAGTACTTCCTGATTGCGCCTCTAATTGATTTCTAAATTTTTTAGGATCAACTCTTCTACCAAATTTGTCTTGGTGATATAGTATTTCTTTTCTATCCTCACTTAAAACAGGCGATAATTCGCTTGTTGGATCTAATAAATTAATAGTGTTTTGTATATTTTGAGCAATATCTTTTGATATATTAGGCACAACAGTAGGCATCTGAGTGGTTGCAACATTGTCATTTATAACACTTCCTACAAACTTCTCCCCGTCTTTTGTTTTTTGATAAACATCTAAAGAAAAAACAATCTGTCCGTTTTTATTGGTTTTATACCTAGCTTTAGTTCTTCCTTCTGTTTGATTTGCTAACACTGAAAGCTTTGCATATTGCTCAGGGTTAGCTTTAGGGTCAACAGCCCCCATAGTACCAGGTATCTTATTAATCTGCTCCATCATAGCTTCTTGAGACATGGCAGTATTCTTTAACATGTTAGCCATATTGTCTCCTATGTTTTCCATACCGTTAATAAAGGTTTTTTCTTCAGCTGTTCTTTTAGCTGGATCCTTCATTAAAAGACGATTCATCAAATTTAATTGTTCATCTAAATCACCAAAATCTGCAGTTGGATTTTTAGACTGCGTTTGCATTATAGAGTTTTGAGCATCCGCAACTCTTTTATCAGCTTCAGCTCTAATTGCAGCAGTTTTAGCGGCGTTATCAGCATGTATTTTATTTATGCTAGATACAACACCTGTTCCAATACCAGCTAAGGTTTTTTGCAAGTTTTGCTCAATCTGCCCAGATTGTCTGTCTATATGTTGTGTTGGATTTCTATAACTCATTTCTTGTATTTTTTATTTATCAGTTTGGCAAGTTAGAAAAATCTATTTGACCAACATTACTATTAAAACCACCACCAGTGTTTACGTCAAACATTCCTCCACTTAAACTATCTGTAAAAGCTGTACTTCCAGTATCTAATGAAGCAGAATTATTATATGGATTTGCTTGTTGAGACGCTAAGCCAGTTACTAAGCTACCTCCAAGAGAAGCTAAACCACCTATTAATCCGGCTTGATTCGCTCTTCTATCAGCAGATGCTTGCATTCCACTAGCTTGAGCACCTGATAGTTGCGCTGATACCCTATCTAACTGTTGCATTTCTCTTTCTTCTTGAGCTCCAAACATGAATTGTTTTCCAGCTGCTTCTAAACCTTGCACTCTACCCCCTTCGGAAATTTGAATACCTTGAACCCTTGCTGCTTCTTGCATTCTCATTCTATCTAATTGCTGTTCTCCTTGAGCTCTTAACTTTTCATTATTTGCTTCTTGTTGTTCAATGCTAGCAGAAACCCCTTTTTTACTTTGTAATGCGGCTTGTGCTAAAGCAGTTGCTCCTCCAGCGCCTGAGCCAGTAGACCTTAAGGTGTCTAATGTATTTGCTAAAGATATATCAGCTTGCTCTATTTGTATTTCAGCTGCCTGCGTGGCTACACTTAAGTTAGCATAAGGGTTTGTTAAGTTTGAACTAAGATCTTGAGCTAGTCCGCTTAAATTACTAACACCAGAATATGGATTAGTTATAGCCTGCCGGTTAGCTTCCAATGAACTTAATTTTCTCTGTAACCTAGCTTGTTTTTGCTGTGCCGCTCTTTCAGCTCTTCTCCTTCGACCGCTTCCAAATATAGACCCTATAACCTGAATTCCTCCAGATATTAAAGCAGCCCCAACTACAGGAGCTATAGCTATTTGAACATCACCTCGTCCAAAGAAAAATATTTCTAAAAATTCTATCATATTGTTTGTTTTTTATCTTCCGTATGTTGCACCTACTGCAAACAACTCTTTTAATTTACCCGGGTCTGTTGTTGTGTCGGTCTTTATGGTTACTGTAGCGTAGTAAGCTTTTATACCTGAGCTATCAGGTCCAATCAAAACTTGACCATCTATAGGTTGAGTTGAATTATTTTTAATAGCGGCTACATATCTGTTTTGTTTTCTATCAAAACCAGCTCTATAAGGTATACCGTTTTCTGTGTAAAGACCTTCATCATAACTCCATATTCTCGATGAAGTATCTATTGTTTCATCCCATCCAGCTCCTCTTGCATCAAATCCAGTAGCATCAGAAACTAATGATGTAATCTCCCAACCGTTTGTTCCTTCGTAATTAACAGTATTAAACGTTTTAACCCTTGTTGGATCTGGATTAATAACAAACTTCAATGTTGAAGGTAAGCTAGCAGCACCATAGAATGAATTTCTAAGCACTGGAGCAGGCGGTGCAGCTTTTGTTTGCAAAACATAATGTTCCCAAATAGATGTTCCGTTTGTTGTAAAAAATTTACCTTGAGAACTAAATCCAGTTGTTGGTTTGTAATCATAAAAACTCACCCAACCATTAGTAGCTTCTTCAAAGCTTAATGTATCTGGTAAATCAACTCCTGCATATTGCAATGATAGTACATAGTTTTTATTATATATATCGTAAGCACCTACTATTTTACCAGTAGAACTAACAGTTGCTAACTTATCTCTAAAGAAATCAACCATACCGTAGCTAGATATTTCAGTAATGCCATCCATTGATAACCTAAGTACAGCATTTCTGTTTCTATCTGTAAAGTATTTTTGGTATCCGTAAACAGCAAATGATTCTGGGTTTGTAGATATACCGTATTCACCAGCATAAGGTATTATTTGACCAATAACTAAATTAGCACTTGTGGTAATAGCTCCGCCTTCTGCAGAGTATATAGCGTCTTTATCTATTAAAGCTCTATTTACTTTGTCTTCTTGAAATACAATTAAGTTAGTATCTTCAGCATAAAGCTTTTGTATGCTTCCGCTAATAGGATCAACACTTCTAGTTATTTGCTCAGCAATGCTAAATTGATTAGATTGATTTACACCTGTTCTAGAGTTAAATATTCCAGAATATATTAATGAACTTGATCTTCGTTGTTGTGCATCGTTATCTTCTACTATATATGCTTTTACGCCTAGATCAGTTGAAGTATTGTTATAACCACCCCGTATTCTTGATTCTTCAATATACCAATCTTCCTCTACTATAGAAGTAGATGGAGCCACCCAAGGATATGGAACTAAGCTAGTATCAGGTAAAGAAACTACATTAGTTGGTCCCACTGGTACCGGTATATCAGCTATTCTCTTCAAATAAAATGAGTTAAAGTACCCTACTTCTAGTGTTATTGACATATTATATTAATTACTTGTTTTTTCTATTTATTACCTACGCTGGAGCTGGAAAGCAAGATTGGCCAGTATAGTTTTCATCTCCAAAATTAACTATCAATGATGTACCTGTCTGACCCAAACTACACATACCTCCTGTTATAGTAGTTGTTAAAACCCTATATTCTCCAGGAGTATCAAATACTTTTTTGCTACTTACCGTTGCGTTACTTCCTACTTGTAATGTTATATTTCTAATTTCATTACTACTTGAGTCAACAGCTTGAACCCATCCACCTGTAGCGCCTTTAAATTGTATTGTAAAAGTAACAGTATCATCATCCGAAGTAGTACCGCCATTATTTGTCAATGTTGGTGTTATATATAACGTACCTTGTTCTAAAGCCCCTGTAGTATGTGTTACTGTAGGTTGGCCAAAATCTCCAGGCGAACTAGGATTTTTTGCAAGAACATTATAGCTATTGGATGTATTATTAGCAGTATATGCAACACTTGTGCCGCTAGTACCGCTATTAAAAACGGTAACTGAGCTTGTAGGAACTGATGTAGGTGTACTATACCCTGCAAAAACAACACCTAAACTTTCATTACAGCCTGTAAACGCTGATCCTTGCCATCCTTGACACAAGGCTTTATTTACGCGATTACCTGCTGCTGATCCAATTTGAAATTGCACAGAAGCGGACAAGCTATCTAGCCCGTTTCCATCAGCATCAGTAGTCTTAACAGTCACGTCGTAAGCAGTAGCGTCTGTTAAAATAGCATCATTAGATAATTCACCTGTTGTTGCATTTATTTGAATTTTAGCAGGAGTTTCTACAGGACTAATTGAAACTATTGACCAATTAAGCTCTGTTGTATTAACTGTTGCGTCGGCACTACCGTTTTTACCAGCTAATGTTATTATAGTTCCTACAGCTGCGCTAACTGTTGGCTGTTGAAAGTTGTCTATTACCGGAGCAACATTTGTTAATGTTATGCTTGGTAAAACAATATTATCCGCTGGATTAGAAGCATAGGTAACATTTGCTGTTATATTATAAACACCTGTTAGAGGTGATTGTAAAATACTATCACTATAAAAGAAATCGGTATTTGTCGGTTTTATTTGAAAAGAAGTCTGGCTTGCGTTTTTCGTTATTGTAAAAAGTGTAGAAGATAAAGCAGTACCCGCTCCATCGGTTATAGTTATAGAGTTCAATGTAACCGCAGAAGCTGGAGCAATTTGCCCATCTCCTTTTAAAAAGTTAAAACCAAAGCCTATAATATCATTGCTAGTTATGCTTTCTGGAAAAGTTGTTGCTTGAAAATTAGAACCTATCAAACCGCTATCTTGTGAACTTACCAGTGAATTAAGCGTTGCTAAATTACCTGATAACGATGTTTCCCAATATATATCTAACAATGATTCTACGGGTTTCGTTTCCGCTACGGATAAAAACGGTACCATTGATAACACTGATTGAGCAGGATTGTCTTCATTTACAGAAAGAGTTGTTACATAGGCTCCTATTGGATTATTTTTATTTTGCGATTGACTACCTTTAATAATAAATGGGTTTGAGTCTCCATTGTAAAAAGTAGCGTCTGGTCCTGTTGTACCCCATGGTATTGCGCCTGTAGGTTCTGGAATTTCGTTAACACTTTCTATTCCAGTACTGGGGTCTCCTGCAGTAAAGTAATTATACGCTTGTAATATGCTAGACTCACCATACTCTCCCTCTATAGCGTTTGCTTTAAAAGGAATTGCTTGTATTTCTAAATCTCTAACTGTACCTATTTGTATTATTTCTTGTTCTATATTACCAGGATAGTATTGAGCATTCCACGCTCTGTCTTGAAGATACGGAGGATTAGCCTCTGTTTTGTTATTTATTCTAGGGTTATTAACCCTTATCATTATGTTCTCACTACTAGTAAAGTCTATATCATTAGGCCCTACTTCTGATAAATCTCTAGGTATTTTATTTATATTATCACCTAATAATGTTGTGAAAAAGCTAGTGTCTCTTTCAGCGCTTAAGTTTTGTATAACAGGATAGCCATTTACAAAACCTGGTAAATAAACATTATAATACTCTTGTTGTGTTTGTTTTACAACTATTTTATAGGAATACCATCCTAAAGGATTAGTTGTTGCATTGTAAACTCCAGGTGAACCCGTGATAGGATCGTAGGCTGGATTTATTGCTTCGTATAAAGTTACGTTTAAAGCATTACCAAGCCAATCAAGTATTGGCGACTGCTGCTGTGTTGTTATGTCATTATAAGGATTAAAGACAGTAGATCCAGGTATATTAGCCACTCCATCATAGGATGATAATATAACGTCTGATTGTCTTCCGTATTTATCTGACAGCACAAAACCAACTTGATAAGTTCTATCCTGTTTTAATTGATGTTTCGGAAATTGAGTATAGTTGTCAAAATTTGTAGACTTGTTAGAGGCAAAAGCACTAAAAGCTATCGAATTAGGACCGGTGTGTCTATCTAAATAATTACCATAAACAATGCGGTTACCTATTATTTCTTGAGCTAATGCTCTAATAGGCACTTTATCAGACACTCTAGTTATTTGGTTGTTAGGTAATGTTTTATATGGTTTTGTTGAGCTGTAGTCATAATCTATGAAATGCTTTGTATTATTTCCGTTAACAGCATCGTAAAAGTCTATTGAGGATTCAATAGGTGTGGGAGTTAATAAATTAACAGTTTCTAAAACTTTAACAGCCAGCGCATCAGACTCCTTATAAAGTATATCAACATCAGTTATTTTTAATTCAGAAATCGTATTAGCAACACTTGTACTAGGTATTGGTATTTTTAATAATATATTATTTATATTATTTTCAAACCAATTAACAATAGTTGATTTATAAGTATTGTCCATATCTTGCTCGTCTGAAAAAGCACCTCCACCAAACTGACTATATTGCTTAGGTATAAACATTACTTGGCTAAATGGTGCCATTAATGAATACTCGTTATCTTCAAACTTAAATCTATAGCTAAATCTTATAAACTTATCTTCTAGTAGTTTCTCATCACCTTGCCAGGCAGCGTCATAATTTGGATTATCACTTATAGATATAACACCGGCACTTGCTAATGTAGTTGTCTTGTTTAGAGTAAAAGTTATATCTTGCCAAGTACGAAATCTTTCAGGGGCTGATGAATTTGGGGGGTTTGAATATTGATTAACTACGCTAACACTTGCTACCCTTGTGTCTGGGCTAATACCATCACCGCTAACTAAGTCTCCTATTCTAGGTATACCGTTGTCTCCTCCATATATAAAATTACTAGTGTCATTATCACCTAAGCCTTGACCTATAGTGTATGTAGCCGTTATCGGATTAGTCGCGCCTACTGCTGGTATAGGATCAATTGTAACGGCTCCAGACGAATGGTTAGCCATTTCAAAATCCCTTTTATTAGTCATACTCGGTCTACTGAAGTCAATTGCAGTGCCGTTTGTTACAGTAATAGCACTAGACAATGTTAATGCACGAGTTGCGGCAGGATCCGGTTTTCCTATAACAGTAACTAATCCAGTTATTTGTTGGTTTGTTATTTTGTTTTTGTCAGTAACTATATCACCTACTTTTATTAAAGCATAATCAGCATCATCATCTATAATTATAGTAGTAGTGCTAACAGCTGGGTCAGGTGAAGTAATTACAGCATTGACTCTATCCATTACTAATATTGGCTCATAAGGAGCATATTTAGCCACAGATATTTGATCTTCATTTGTGTAATGAGTTGCATCAGCAAGAGCTCTTGCAATATTTATTTTTCTAGGTTGATTAAGATTATCAGTCCAAAATAATAAATCTTCAACTAAGTTTATACCTGTTACCGGAAAGCTTTTGTTAAAATTTAAAAAGAATCCTTGAACTAAAATTATAGGATTAGTGTTTACGGTTACAGATAAATCTACTTTAACTATGTAACAATTATCTGCCGCAGTAGCTCTAACCTCGGTTGGAGAATCATAGTCTGTTGCTAAAAAGTATGCTACATTGCTATTTTCATCAATTAGCTGTCCAATTATTTCAGTTGTAGCGGATGCCCCAATGGCTGTTAAACTAGATATAGCTGTATTACCTAAAACATTTTCAAACTCACCTACTGTAGAACTTTCTGATCTACTTATAGATAAGTTTCTAGCTTCTCTATATTCACCATTTGGTAATATACGAGAGTCAAGATCTTGATTCATTTTCCCTTTAAGAAAGGTATTTTTAATCTCAGCCATTTAATTTATGATTTTATCCATTTAGATTTACCTCTCATTACTTGAACAATTTCATCAAGTTTAATGTTAGATAATCTTATTTTAGCATTTCTTAATTTAGCACTTCTCTCTTGCTTTAATCTTCTAACTACATATTCAGGTTGGTTAATCCTAGAAGCTATCACAGCGTGGCTTATATGGGCATACAGAGCCTCTTCTGCCATCTTAGGAACTTTAGTATCCATATCGGAAGCTAAACCATCAGAAATATACTCTAAAACTATTAATGATCCCGCTAAATTACTTGAGAAAGACATTTTACCTTCTCTGTGATTTATAGTAAACCATCCATTTACTTGAGCATATTGAGGATCTAATCCGTAATTTTGACCTAATATCTGTTCGTTCCATCCCCAGCTATCATAACCTTGGTTATAAAGCGCATCTGTTACATCTTGATTTATTAAAGAATCATTAGCTGTTCTCCAACGTTCTTCTGTTATCGATGTTCCTTCAACGTTGTTACCAAAATTATCTTGAGTTGGTACACCTTTAGAATCTTGTATAGGGTTTTCAAACGGGTTTGTAGTTAGGTTGTTTGCAGGATATATAGGTCTTTTAACACCTAGTTGATCTATCCAGGATACCGCCGTGTAGTTTACATAGTCTTGTGGTATCACAACACTTAGTTCAGGGGGTATATTTAATTCTTGGGATTTAATACTTTTGAGTGTATCGTAACTAAACTCTTGTAGTCCACGTTTAGCGTGAAATATTATATCGGTTCTGTTACAACTCGGTATTAGTTTACCAGTTCCAACATAAGCTACTTGAAAGTTGTTTATTATGTCTTCTAAAGATATGTAGCCGTAGCTACCATAGTTTTCTTCAACAGTATTACCGTAAGCATCTCTGTTTCCATATTCACCACCGCTTAGTATTTTTAATTGAACAACAACACTTGTGTTTGCCGCTAAGTTACCAGTAAAAGTAATTGTATTTCCGCTAACAGTGTAAGCTGACGTATACTCTGTATATGTCAAAACACCGGCGTTTGCGGTGTAAAGCTTGAAGTTGTTTAAAGCGTAGTTTTGCTGAAGAGGATCATAACTACCAAATACTAATTCAGTATCAAATGTAGTAGTGAAGGCTTGGCCAGCACCAGCTGCAGATAGATATTTTTGAACTCCTGCGTAATATTGCTGATTATTTTCTGTAATTAAGCCCATGTATTATTAAGATTTTTCGTTTATGTCTTCTTGTTGTATTTTTTGAGATGCTACTTGTATTATAGTAGGGTCTTGAATAATAACTCCAGAGTATAATAATATACCAGTTACTACATCTACTTGTTCTGAAGGGTGTAAATCGAAGTTTACTGAATTACTAGCATCATATGTGTATTGTCCTAATCCTCCAACTGTATATGCCCAGTTTATCATAGCTGGTTGTTTCAAATAAGATACTTGAACATCTGTAGTTATAGTTGTAGGGTATAAGTATATTTTATTTTCTTCGTATAAAAATACAGGTTGTTTTTTTGTAGGTGCAACTAATGGTGCTTTTTTAATTTTGTACCATTCGTTTCTTTCTACCATTTGGGCTTCAATAGTATCGTTGTATATAACGGTACCTAGTCTATAAAAGTTTGGCAGTGAAGCAGTTGTGAAGTGATCTGTTGAAAAAGTAGGTGCGGCTATTCTTTTAAATATATCTAGTTTTTCTTCTAGGTTTTTAACTCTATTAGCATACTCATTATCGTTTTCAGGTATACGTAATTGTTGATTCAAGTCGCTCATATATTTTTCAAATATACCTTGCTGAACTTGATTACCTACTTTATTAAACTCGTCTGGAGTTATATAACCTCTTTGTTGTTGGTTAAGTATTAATAAGACAGTTTTATAAACTAAATCTACATTTATAGCCATTATTTATTTTTTTATTATAATACCAGCCAGTCACGAGAAGTGACCAGCTAATATTAATATTACATGTTATTCTAAGTTTTTCTCTACTGACCTAAAAACTTCTACACCTTCATCGGTTTTAAAGTAAGCTGCCATTGCAGAGTAAGGGTTTTCATCAAAAGGTACAGTCATTAATTTTCTACCGTTTGATCCCCAAGTAAAGGTTCTTTGATCTTGTGATAATTTAATGATATTCATTTCAGAAGCTTTTATAGCTATGTTCCTTAAGTGTACATTATCATCATTTGCTAATTCCATAAATAAATGTGGATTTCTTTTAGCAAACAACATAAGATCTCTTTTTAATTCTTTAGATGTCATGCTTGAAACTTTAGAACCTATCTCAACACGAAGTATTGCTTCGGCTTGATCTACTTCCATTGTTCTTGCAGCAATCATTGCATCTACTTCAATCTCTAAATCTTCTAATTCATCTTCTGCAATAGCTACTGGATTGTGTTCGTAGTATTTATTGCCTAATAGTGGATGATATAAAGATAATAGTTTTTGTAAGTTTTGTTTTTCTTTTTTAACATAAAGCACTCCGTCTTTGAACATTATATGTCCTAGTGTTGCTTCTCCTTTTTGCTCATCTATTAAAGGTGAGTTTTGATTGGTTGCGTATCTGATTTCTCTTTGGATACCTTTTTCCTTATCAAACCAAAGAAGTGGGTGCCTTGATGTATGTTTAGATGAAATAGTTAACGTTAAAGGTGCTTGACCTACAACTATATACATTCTATCTTTAATTTCCCAGGTTGGTTTTACTGGTTCTTGTTTTTTTGGTGTAGCTACTTTTGCTACTACTTCTTGCTGAGGAGCAACCTCAACTGTCTTTGCTGGTGCTTTTTTTGCAGCCATAATATAATATAATAAAAATGTGAATAAGAGTAATAATCACCCCCGTCAGTTCAACGAGGGTAACTACTACATTAATTTAATCGGTACTAGTCTGTGAATAACACAAAGTTGTTAGCCGCTTGAGTTACTAAACATCTTTCAGATAAGAAGTGAACTTCCATAGCATCTAAATCAGAAGTAGCAGCGCCACCTACAGATCCAGTGATCCAGTTTTTCATTCTTCTATCATCAGCTTGAGAAGCTCTATATCTTACGTGTAAGAAAGGTCTTCTGATGTTAGTTCCTAATATTTGATCGTAAACTGTAGAAGTTCCAGCAGGTACTAATACTCCTTCGATACCAGCATCAGCAACACCACCACGAGTAGAAGCGTCGTTTAAGTATTTCCAGTCAGTTTTGTAGAAGTCATAAGAACCTCTTCTGAAACCAGAGAAACCTAAGTTCAATGCCATTTCTTCAGAATTTTCGAATACACCATAAGAACTACCTCCTTGGTATATACCAGTCCCACCTTGTTGACCAACAGTAGCTAACATATCATCAAAATCTAGAGAAGTTTCTCTATTTAAGAATAACATGTTTTCTTCGATAGCTCCTTGAGTATCTAAGTTTTTAAGAATTGAATCAAACTGAGCTAAACCAGTTGCTGCAGTAAAGTCTACTAATACATTTCCACGGCTTTTAACAGCAGCAAAAAGACCTTCAGTACCTTTAGCAGTTGTAGTTGAGGTTCCAGATTTTAATTCACCTTCTACCATAGACATTTCTAAGTAGTCTTCAAAACGTAATCTTGTTTCAGATTCAGCTTTTAAGTACCATAAGAAACCTCCTTGACCAGACTCAGTAGCTACTTCAACCCATCCAATCTGAGCAGTGTCAGATCCGTTGATTGCATACTTGTCTTTGATGATAATAGGAGAGTTAGAATACTGAGTGAAAGAAGGCGTTACAGAAATTCTGTTAGCGTCTCCAGTTCCTTTTCCGTATTCAGATCCATATACAAAGATCTTAAGCGCTGGTCCACCAGTCACTAAATCTATTTCAGCAGCTCCAGCTCCAGTTCCATCTAATGCTTCTTGAGAATAAGGAGCAACAGTTAATACACCAGCACCTAAAGCACTTCCAGGAGTAGCTCCAGAAGCAACAACGTAACAGTTTAATTCTGCTCCAGTTGCTGGATTCATCACTACAATAGTAGAACCAGGGGATACAACATTTTGAATAAGAGTTGCACCAGCACCGCCAACAGGTATAGTTAAAGTAGAAACTTTTGCTCCTACAGCACCTGCATTAGTTGCTATTACATTCTCATAAGAGATGTGTAATCTATTTTGCTCAGACCATACTACTTGATCAGAAGTCATTGGCATTTCAGCTCCTACCATTCTTAAGAAACCACTTAAGGTTCTATTTCCATAACGCTCTACTTCAGCTTCATAGATTTCTGGTAAGTACTGTTGTGCGAAATCATTCGTCCCATCAGTAAAGTTTAAATAATTGCCCTCTAAGGCTTGCTTTTTTTGCGTTGGGATTAAACTCCCGAACGCTGGACTTACATTTGCCATAATTTTTAATTTTTTTAGTTAAATTTTTTTGTTTTAATTCTAAGTTTAGAGTTATCGTAGCCACTAATCGATTTGACTTTTATTCCATTTACAAACTCACCTGTCCCAGTTTGTCTAGGTTCTGTGCTTGGGTTTTTAGATTTACTAATTATTTCTTTAGTAGCATCTGTTTTACCTTGTTCATAAAAATGATTAATAATCTTGTCAGCATTAGAAGCTAAATAAATAGCTTTGTGATAACCTTTAGTATCCTTTATATTACCACTATCGTCAAGAAACTTTCCTACGAAGTTATTAATACTGGATTGGTTTTCTGCAACTTTCGACGGATCTTGTAAACCATATCTAAACTTCTTTTCACCTACATTGAATTCAAAACCTTTGAACTCCTTTGTAAAATAATCGTTTGTTTTTGATTTAAAATCCGCGTGCTGTTGATCAGCTACTCTTTGATCCTCTTGGTATCGGTTGAAAAACTCTGTTGCTTTTTGTTGTTCTTGAGTAGCGCCGGGTCTCAACTTGATCTCGTCGTAATATTTACTCTTAGTGTTCTCCAAAAAGCCTTTTGCTTTTGCAACTTCTTCTTTAAACGCAATTTTCTTTTTGCGTATATCTCTTTCCTCATCTATATCTTCGTCGTAATCATAATCTTCTAAAAGAAGACTTACGTCATCAGATTCTAAATATGGTTTTGTTTTTTTATAATATTCTTTTAACAATGCTTTATCATCGATGCTAGAATAGTCAGCGTTTAATCTAACATAATCTTCTACGGTACCGCCAGTATCTTCCATAAAGCTAACAAGCTTTTCAATGTTTTCCGGTAATACTCTTTGATCAACTACTGGTTGAGCTTGCTGTTCGATAACTTCTTCAGTATCATCTTCATCTTCTTCAATAACCTCAATCAAACCATCTTGAGCTTGTTCTTCTGTTTTAGTTTCACTAACTATAACAACTTCTTCTTTTACTTCAGGTATTATTACCTTAGCAGTATCTTCGGTTGTATTTTCTTTAACCTCATCTATATTAACCTTTATAGGCTCATTAGATTGGTTGCCTAATTTTTTAGGGCTTTTTTTCTTGGATTTAATTTTAAAATCCCCTTCTTGTTTTACTTCTGACATAATATAATATAATTAAATAATTGTTTGTAATCTTACCTAGGCCCAAACTGTTCTAATCCAAACCCGCCTAATACATCATTTCCTGATGATTCAAAGTCCTTAGGTAAACCATCTGTCTGTCTTTGATTTATTAATTCAGATTGTTGGGTACCTTGCATTTTAATTCTTTTATCTTTTCTATCTTCTATTTCTTGCTCTTTTGCTTGAGCTGCACCTATTTGAGCTTGAGCTAACTGTATGTTGTATTGAAATTCTTCAGCCATCAACTCTCTTTTTATTTGAGCTTCTGTTTGCATTCTTTCTATTTCAAACTGAGACTTAGCTTGTTCAATGCTAACTTTTTCAGCAGTTAATGCTTGTTGTTTTTGAACTTCATACATAGCAGCTTTCTCAGCAGACTCTGCATTTGCTTGAGCTTGAGCTTGTATATTTCTTTGTTGTTGCTCTTGTTCTCTCTTAATCTTTTGAGTTTGTCTAAGCTTTAAGAATTGATTAGCTAATTTTATATTTTTAATTTGCCTAATATCAATAGCGTCAGATAATTGAATAGCTTGTGTTTGTAAAGCAACTTGTATATTTTGTTCTAATAAAGCTTTTTCTTCTTCTTCTGGTTCTAATTCTAAATAAATACCGAAGTCATGTAGCTGTAAATTCATTAACTCTTCAAGAGTTTTTGTATTAAATGTACTTATAGCATTTGTTAAAGCGTTTTCAGTTAAAGGATTTTCAATAACATCAGCAACTTTTAAACTAATGTTTTCACAAGTTCTAACGGTTAAGTATAATAAAGAGTCTAATACATGCTTGGTTGCAATATTAGAAGCATTAGCTGCTATTTTTTGTAAACCCACTAATGCATCTTTACTCGGAGCACTTCCATCTCTTGCTTCGTTTAATCCGGTTACGTCTCTTATCATTTGTAGATAATATTGATACGTACCTATTAAGCTTTGTATTTTAGCTTGCCCGCTTGAAGATGATAATTCTTGTACTGGTATTTTACCTCTATTTAATTCTCCGTCTTGTGTTAATGATCTACCTACAACAGAACCTGTTTGAAAATACATATTCAATGCCTCTGCTGGATTGTATGTAGTACCGTTACCTAAATCAACTTCAGCTAACCCATCCATATCTAAAAATACACCATCTGGTACTATTCTAGACATTACTTGTTGTAGTTTAAGGTGTGTTATTTGGATCATATCAGCAAAGCTAGTAATTTTACTAACTATAGATTCTATACGTCCTTTATACATTCTAGGAGCTGATATACAGTAATTCATCATTACTTTTGTAGTATCCGCTGTAGGTCTGGTCATATTTTCAGCCATCTCCCACTTTAACATTGTATTTGTACCTAAAACCTTAGCTCCTGAATATAAAACTTCTATTGTTCTTGATACTCTTTCAAAGTTATCGTTTTCAGGTGGGTTGAATGTATCTGACTTTTCTAATGTTTTTTCTAAGCCTTGTTCTGTTTTCTTTATTTTAAATACTTGATCTGAATATGTTTTATATTCAAAGTACAAAACTTGTATTGTGTTAGCATCATAATTTCCCCAATTAGTTACATATTGAGAATTACCAGGCATATCTTGTATTTTTTCTAACTCTGATGCTGATAATGATGGGAATTGTTTTTTAAGTTCCGCTAATGATATAGACTTCACTTCTCCTACATAATATATATCCTCGAAGTTTGGATCTTCTGTATATGAATAAATCATATTAGCCGGATCAACATAGTCAGTTACTATTCCTTCTGATTTATTGAAAGATGTTTTAACAGCCCCAATACCAATAGTAGTTAAATCTTGAGCTAAACGTTTCTTTGTTTGATCGTACTTATTAAAAGCTAATACATTATTTATAACTTCTTCTTCCGCTATTTCAACATTTTGTTTAGTGGTCATTTGTAAATGAACATCTAACTCTTCTTGATTTTCGGGTAAACTTTCTAAGCTTCCTGTTAAAGAAAAATCCATACCTAGGTTTTCTTTAATATTAACAAGAGCTTCTTTAGTGTTCATGTCTCTTTCAACCGCAGCCGCATAATCCGTTCTTTGTTTTACAGAAAAAGGATCTTGTGCAAAAGCACTTATGTCATAAGACTTATTAGACATACCGTTTACAACAATATCTACAAACTTTGATATTACTGGTATAGGCTTCCAATCTAAATTAAGATAAGACAAGTCACCATTTATAGATAATTCATCTTTGTATTTTTGTATTGATTGTTCACCTCTGGCGTATAACCGTAGTGTGTGAAAACTATTCCAGTTGTTTAAATATCTATTACCATTACCTCTTCCTTGATTGAACCACTCTTGTTCAATAGCCCTAGAGACTTGTAAGCCATAATCGTAACTAGCTTTTACTTCGTCGCTAACAACTTGGTTAGGGAAAGAACTATCGGTATTTGTTTGTATTTTCATTTATCTTAATATTTTAGACGAAGAACCTCTATTGTCATATCTTTTAATTCCTAAATCGTAAACTTTCTTTTGCACTGGACTAACTGGTGAATATAAATTTTTATTACAAGCCATTATGGCAAGTCCTGAACTTATAGAAGCATCATGCTTTGTTCTATTGTTTATATTAAATTTACCCCAATCTTCTAATGTTCTTTGGAAATACATATCTCCATAACCAGCTTCTGTTTGCCCAACACAAGTTTCTATATAAGATTCTATAGCTGCAGCGTGCGCTTGTTTTATATCCTCACTTGAATTAGGTATTCCACCTATTTCTCTTTCAGTTACAGATAATTTGTTTAATCTTTTATCAGGTCTGTTCATTGAAAAACCTCTATAGCCTCTTCTTTTAAAATGATACAATAACCTAGGTTTGTTATTTTCAGCAAGTATTGGCATTCCGTAAAATACACAAGCCATTAATACGTCTTCAAAAAATATCTCAGCGGTTTGTGGTCTAGCTATATATTCTAAAAAGAATCTATTAGGTGGAACATCCTCCATACTAA